GGGATGCCCTCGCCGAGGTTGACGCCCTGGCTGATCTGCCCGGCCACCAGATCGAACACCTCGTCCGGCACCCGAACCAGCCGGTTGCTCACCTCGGCCAGGTAGCGGGTCACAGCGGCCCGGCTCCGGTACCCGTGCTCGTCGCCGAACAGCGTCCGGTACGCCAGGCCCACGGCGTCCTCGATGGCGCCGTGGACGATCAGATCCACGGCGGCGCGCCAGGCCGGAGCCAGCGCGTGGATGGCGTCGGCGTCGGGCCGGTGCCCGGTGCGCAGCACGGCACGAGCGGTGCGCACGATCCAGTCGCTCAGCGCGGCCCACACGGCCGCCCGGATCTCCCGCTCGACCTGGGCGGCCTGGGCGCGCGCCGTCATGCGTTGCGGTAGCCACGGGTCCACGCCCTGGCCGTCCCACACGGGGCCGCTCACGCGTTCACCAGCCCGGCGCCCTTGTTCGCGATGCTCAGCGCGGCGAACAGCAGATCATCGTGGTGCACCATGCCCCGGGTCAGCAGCTCCATCACGTAGCCCCGGAGCAGCCGCTCAAGGTCGCCAGCGTCCACGTTCAGGTCGGCGGCCACGGCGGCGCAATGGTTGAACGCACCGTCCAGCAGCCGCTCGGCCTTCTCGGGGGTGATCGGGCCGACCCGCCCGTTGAGCTCGTGGCGCGGCACACCGGCCCAGCGGCCCCGGCGCTCGGCCGGTGTGGCCAGGCGGCCACCGGCCAGCTCCAGCGCCCGGAACACCATCAGCTTGGCCGCCGCGTTGAAGACGTTGGCCGGGCTCGGGGGAGCGATGACCCGGGTCGCGGTGAGCTCCAGGATGCGTGAGTCTAGCGCGGCCGTGATGGCGCGCGCCTCGTCGGCGGCCGGTTCGTCCGGCGCCGTGCCGCCGTTGGGGGGACCGTCGGCCGGGTCCTCCTCGTCGCCGTCCGGCTCCTCCCCGGCGGGCAGTGCGGCCGGTGCCGCCCCGTCGACCGTGACGTGAGGCAGGCCGAGCGCGGCCTGGATGGCCGGGTCCAGCAGGAGGCCGGGCTGGGTCTGCACGACCTTGAGCAGGATCTGGATCGTGCGCTCAGGGATCGTCGGCATCTGGGTCTCGTCGAACGCACCGGCGCGCACCGTCTCAGCGTCGGAGAGCAGGAACAGCTCCCGCAGCTTCAGCGCGTCGTCCAGGCGGTTCGGCTTGGCCGCCAGGTTGCTCGTGTCGAACGTGAACGCGTAGCGCTCGGGGTTGGCGATACCCATCGAGGTGAGCGCGAGCTGGAGGAAACCACGGGTCAGCGCCTCGGCGACCAGGCCGAGGTAGCCCCTGATCCAGCGGATGCCCTCCTCGCTGATCAGCCAGGCGGTCCAGTGGTTGGCGTCGCCGATGCCGGTCAGCACCTCGGCCGGGATCTCAGCCTGGCTGGCCAGCCGCCCGATGGCCTTGTCCTTCATCGGGGTGATCTCGGCGGACAGCTCAGACCAGAAGTTGATCGGCTTCAGCTTGTCCAGGTGTTCGATCATGGAGTCGGGCAGTGTAGCCATGATCGGCACCATGGCGCTGGCCCTGCTCTGGTCCTGCATGCTGGCGGCGGCGGCGCGCTGGATGTAGGCCATGAACCCGGCCAGGCCCTCGGGGTCACCCTCTGCCCGGGGGAAGTCGATGCCCTCGGGCAGGAACATGATGCCCGCGCCGGTGAGCCGGGAGTCCAGCTCGGCGAACTCGCGCTTGGTCAGCAGCTCGATCTCCCGCAACGGCACGATCGCCGAGCGGGTGAAGCTGTCCGGCTGGTCGGTGTCGTTGGGGTGCGGGCGCCAGCAGCGGATCAGGATGTCCACGCCGTCCTGGAGCACGAGCTTGGAGCCGCCGCGCTGCTGAGGCCGCTTGACGGTGATCTCGTCGCCGACCCGGGACAGCGCGCTGGCGGTCACCACGAACCAGGACGCCACGGCGGTCTCGGGGGAGACGGCCGCGCCCTCGCCGACGATCCAGCACTCTCCGCCCACGGCCAGGTCGATGCCGGACAGCCGGAGGTTGTCGTCGCGGCTCGACCCGGTGCCGAGCGGCACGGCCGCCAGCCGCTTGATCCGCTCGTCCTCAACCTCGCCGGTCTCCTCGCCGGTGTCGTCCACCTCGGTCACGTAGAGGCGCGCCTGGGCCAGGCTGTCGCCGATGCGCCCGCTGAGCTTGTGCAGCTCGCCAACGATGTCGTACAGGCGCCAGGCTTCTGCCTGCCAGTCACGGTTCCCGAACTTCCAGGTGCGCCAGGAGCTCGTGCCGGAGAGCTCGACGATGGCGGTAGCCGCCGAGAGCGCGGCCGGTACGCGCCGTAGGCCGAGCGGGTCGGGCGTGGCGGTAGCGGTGCGCGGACGGCGGAGAGCCACGGTTACCTCCCGAGGTTCGAGATCATGCCAGTGACCTGGCTGAAGGCCAGGGCGATGGCCGGTACCAGCATGAAGGGTGACGCTCCGAAGAACCAGACCAGGGGGGCGGCGGCGAGGCTGACCCACATCCCGGCGCACCACGGGCATGTGATCAGCGTGGCGATGGCGGAACCCATGGTCTTGGGCCGGTCGTCCAGCCAGCCCAGGAGCGCGTCTCGCGCGCCCTCGGTGATGGAGTCGGACACGACCAGCCCGGTCACACGCGCGACCGCCAGCGCGTAGATCACGAGGAGTACCGGGTCGGTCATGGCCCCATCCTACGGGTTGGGGTGACATCTCGATGTTGACACTTCACTGTCATGAGAAGTACCTGCACTGTCGACCCTTCTCGATCATCGCCGGACGGCCGAGCGCGGTCAGGCGGCGCATGAGCGTGGCCCGGTCGTCGGTCCAGCGCCAGCCGTGCTCGGCCGCCATCGCCTGGTACGTGGACCAGATCTGGTCCGTGGGATGGATGCCCTCGCCCATCGTCCGGATGAGGGTCTGCGCGTGCTCGGCGCTCTCATTGACCGGCGGCGCGCCGGGCACCACCCAGTAGCTGGTCTCGACCTGTTTGCCGCTGACCACCTTCCGGTTCCGGCGGCGCATCGCGCCGTACTCGGTGAGCGCCCGACCGAGCGCGTTGCGGCTGGCGATCATCTGATCGGCCGCCTCCATCTGGCTGACGTAGCGCGCCCAGAGCTCGGCAGAGGTGCGCATGGTGCCCGGCTTCAGATCAGCCAGGAGCGCCGCGATCTCCTCTTGCGTGATGACAGGTACCCCGACAGTGTTCATGCTTTAGATCGTACCCCATGGGGGTGAGGGGACCTAGGGGACCGATACCCCAGGTGCCGCCCGCAGAAACTTTTTCTCCCGCGTGCGCGCCCCCGCCTCGCGTGTACGTGTGTGTGCGGGTATGCGTGCATGCGCCCGTTTTAATAAAAGATGTTCTAGAAATACCCATAGCGTAGGAAGTCCCCCCGCCCCCCCGACATGTTTCTGCGAGCCACGGTGGTGGTATGGGTCCGTTCGGTCCCCGGGGTCCCCCCGCCGAGCAATGCCAGGGGTTACATGTGGTTGTCAACCCAGGTTGACAAGGCCCTCTTGGTCTCATGAGCCCGGTCTCAGAATGCGAACCGCGCGGTTCACAACTCGAACCGGCCGAGCGTGGGTGAGTCGTGCAGGTGCGGGGCGTGGTCCTCGCGGTTGGCGCACAGCCCGTCGGGCTCCTCGCCGGTGCCGATCACACCGCTGAGCTCGGCCAGCCGGGCGACGATCGCCGCGCTGGTCACCCTGGGCACGATCACGACGCGTCCCTTCTCTCCTGATGTATCCGCTTGATCGGCGTCCAGGCCGGGCCGACGAACCAGCCACAACGCCAGCCCACGGCCGCTCCGCACTTGGGGCACGGCTTGGTCAGCTTGCCGACCCGCACGGCCACGCGTCCGCTGAGCACCCGCCCGTCACGCCGGATGCCGGTCACCTCTTCCCCCTGGTGGAGCCGCCGGTCTCGCTGTTACACGGCCCGCACGCTGGGCGGATGTTGTCCCGCCGGTAGGTCCCCCCGCGACATCCGGGCTTGATCCGATCCACCGTCACGGTCTCGGCTGTGAGTACGCATCCGCACCGGTAGCACCGGCAGGCCGGGATGCCCTCACCGAGCGTGGTCTCCAGGAAGTCCCCCCATGGGAGCTCCACGGCGTCCACGTCCGCGCGGTACGTCGCGACCAGGTACTCCCGCCGTTTACGCCGGTCCTCGGTGTTGCCCCGGATGTTCACGTTCGTGGTGCCCCGGCGGCTGGCCGGACGTTTGTCCTGGCCGGGGGACGTATCCGAGGTCCCCTGTAAGGACAGGTCTTTAGGGGGCTCACTTACATACGCGTTGATGGCCGATTGCGGTGTCGTGTTCGTGACCAGGCCGGACCGGTAGGCCGTCATCACTGGCTCGCCAGGAAGCGGGGAGCGTTCTTGGCCGCCTTCTTGCGACCGCCACCCCGGTTGGCCCGGCCGAGCTTGCCCGCGTGATAGCCGCCGCACTCACCACACCAATAGGTGTTCGAGTTGCCGGGCGTCCACTTGCCGAGCTTGATCAGCGCCCAGCGCTGGCCCTCAGCCTCGGCCTGGGTCGGGTGTGCCTTCTTGGGCCTGCCGTTGCTGGAGCACTTCTTGAGGTATCCGGCGCTCATCGATACCCCCTCACACCGTCGCCACGGACTCCGCCGCGCCGTTCGTGCTTGCGCTCCAGCCGCCGGTCCCAGACCGCCCACGGGTCGCTGGCGGCCAGCATCTCCTCCACCAGCCAGTACGGCGCGGTGCTGTCATGGCGCCCGATCCACGGTGCGACCGCATCGCCGACGATCACGCCTTGACTCGTAAGTGTCACGAACAGGTGCCGGTCGTACGTCGGCTCCGGCCAGCGTCCGAACCCGTCGCCCAGGTTGGCCTCAGGTGTCGTGACTGTCTTGGTCAGCCGGATGACAGCCGCGTACGCGCTCGGCACCACGGACCAGGTGCCCTCCTGGACCAGCGCGATCATGCGCGCCCGGATGCGATCCTGGGTGGCGGTCACGATTGGACCGCCTTGTCCCGCCAGCTCCAGATCGTCGTCTCGACGACCTCGACAACCTCGGGATTCTTGGTCACTCGCTTGGTCGCCCAGTCGATCGCGGCCTCCCGCGTGCTGAAGTGCCGGTACGGCCGCGCACTTGGTGTGTCGTAGTAGACCTTGAACATCGCCCTTCCCCTCTGTTCGTGAGCCTTGATCGTAACAGTCATTACTGTGAGGTGTCAACCGAAAGAGCGGGCCACCTCGGGGAGAGACGGCCCGCTCAGCGGTCAGTACGTGGAGCTCGGCACCGGCATGGGGTACACCGGCGCCGGGTGCGGCGTCAGCGCGCCGATCACACCCCAGCCGCAGCAGCACAGGATGATGATCAGCAGCACGGACAGCACGAGCCCGACCTCCATCGGAGTAAGCGGCCGGGGAGGGCGCCCGCTAGCCATCGCTCGGCCTCGGGTGGATGCCCAGCTCGTCGTTCAGCCAGGCTCCGCCCTGCACGCCCAGGTTCTGGACCGGCTCGTCGTCGTCCGCCCAGGGCAGGCCCAGCCGCGCCTTGACCGCGCGCGTTCCCTCGTCGTCGGCGGGTACCAGACCCTCCTCGGTCTCCAGGTCACGGACCAGCGTGGCCAGCCCCTCGGTGTCCACCCGCTCGGTCTCGCCGGTCACCGTCCAGAAGTCCGAGACCCAACCGGACAGGAAGTACGTCCCGCTCTCGCGCTGGTAGCGGATCTTGGTCTGCATGGCCGGGTGGTCCGGGTGCTGCCAGGTGCCGGTGTTCAGCACCTGCTCGCGCTCGGCGATGGCGGTCCGCTGGCGGGCCAGCCGGATAGCGCTCTCGCGCTTGACCACGGCCTGCACAGCGTCCAGGGTGAGCACCACGAACGCGAACACACCCAGGCAGTAGCCCAGCGCGTCGTTGCCGGTGACGTACTCGACGATCAGCGCGGTCCCGCCGATGGAGGCGAGAAACGCCAGGTAGACGATCATGCCGATACCCGGGACTCCCGGTGTACGCTCGGCGTGTCGGTTGGTCATACGACATCCTTCCTGTTCAGGGTGTGGCCCTGCTCCCCAGTGGAGCGGGGCCGCTCTCGTTCTAGAAGACCTCGTGCCGGTCGACGTGAGCTCGCGATCCAGCGATGGCCGGGTCACGGTGCCACCAATGCATCACGCGCCCGCACTGGGTGCACGTGCCGTGCCAGCCGTGCGCGCGGCCCGGAGTGCCCTCGGGCACCTCCTCCAGCACGATCCCGATGCACGGGTCTGTGTCGTGCTGAACAACGATCTTGCTCACGCCGTCCTCCACTTGGTCCGTATCTCTGGGTTGAACCTTACCGTCAAGGCTGCTAGGTTTGCAACAGCGCCGGACACACTGGCGCAGAACAGGGGAAGAGATGACGGTCAACCAGACGTCAGGCTCCATCGCGCTCGACATGTCGGGCGTGGCCGAGGCGGTTACCGCCTCGCTGGCGCCCATCGTCAACCAGATCAACGCCAACCTGGAGCACCTGGCCGGGCTGCTGGCGGCCAGCGCGCTCGACGAGGAGAGCGCCGTCGATGCGCTGGTGGCCAGCTTCCCGGCCGCCTACCGCACGACTGACCTCTACCCGGACATGCGCGCCGTGGCCGGTTTCCTGGCCGAGCACCTGGCCCAGCAGGGGTACGCGCTGGTGGCGGTCAACGGTCCCGCGCTGGAGCGCGAGCTCTCGCGCAACGGCTTCACGGGTGTGGCCGTGGCGCCGGTAGTCGATCCGGCCGCGCGCCAGCGTGAGCTCGAAGAGCAGTGGTTTGCGGACGGGAGGACGGACTAGTGCGCGCGGCGATAGAGCGTGACACCACGGCGCGGGAGATCACGATCAAGATCATGGATGGCCCGCTGCTGGACGTGACCCGGAGCTGGCAGGCCCAGCCCCGGGTCATCCAGGTGAACCGGGTGATCATCCGGGTGGTGGACCACGAGACCCGCAACATCCGGGCGTTCGGCGCGCTGATCAAGAAGAACGGCCAGCCCGGCCAGCAGCGCGGCGAGGCCGAGTGGCGCTCGTCCGCGTACACCGACCGGGACCGGATCGACACCGCTCCGCAGTGGGTCCAGAAGCTCTGGCGCGAGGCACCGGCCGGGGTCACCTCGTGGCGCGAGGAGGTGCACGCATGAGCATCGACGTCGGCAACAACATCGGGATCTTCCTGGTCCTGATCGGCATCGCCGCGATCACCTGGGCGGCTCGCCGGTAGGACTGGACACGTCCCCGTCATGCCTGTAAAGTATGAGGCAGGGCGGGGACGTTCCTCGCCAGACAGGAGAAGACCCATGGGACTGTTCGGGTCCGGTAAGCCCAAGAAGCCACCCAAGCGGCGCACGCCGAAGCCGGTCAAGCCCAAGGCGCCCAAACCACGCAAGACCACCCAGACGCCCAAGCGCGGCAATAAGCCGGGCTCATGATCCCGGGCACCGGCCCCGGGCGGGGCTTCCCGTGGTGGCGCCGACCGGCCGTGCTATTCCTCGTGCTCAAACAGAGGATCGGCACGGTCGGCGCCGAGCCAGCCGGAGAGCGCCGCGAG